ATGGTTGTTGTGACAAGCCGCACAGCCGATGTTGAATAGGCACCGCCCAGACTTGCGTAAGGGATTGTCAAAGCAATGTCGTTGTTTGAGTCAGGCCGCTGGCATAAACCAGAAACAACGTAATTCGCATCAGGCATTGCAGTGGTGAAGTTCACCGTGTAATCACCGACACCGTTGTCGGTAATACTGGACACGTTACCGCTGGCCCGAATGTAGTTGTTGCGCGTGACGCTGGGCGATCCGGTGATCGTGCCTGACGCGCTGTCAGTGATCGTGAAGTTGTCGGCATCAAGCACGGTGACAGCATAGCTGCCCGATGTAGCCGTGCCGCCAGTGCCTGCGGAGAAGGTCAAGTTTGCAATCTGACCCGAGGTCATACCGTGAGCCGTCATGTTGACGGTCACCAATGTGGTGCTTCGACCATATGTGCCGGTAGCAGGGACGCCGTTGAAGTTGACCCAAGCGCGAGCACCATAGACGGGCGCTGTGCCCGTTTGAGCACCGCTGAGTTTGGCACCGGTCACGGCAGCAGCGCCGAGCTTGTCCACGGTCACAGCACCCGTGCCGATCTTGGCCTCGGTCACGTTACCGTTGGCGATCTTGTCCGTGGTGACGTTGGCATCTGCAATCTTGACGGTGGTGACGGCATCATCGGCCAACTTGGATGTGGTGATTGAGTTGTCAGCAATCGAAACAGACGATTGGTACAACTGAAACCGTGTGCCGTCATACTCGATTTGAGCGATCCGGCCTGCCACCAACTCGCTACCCACCAGCGCAGTGGACGAGCCGACAAACAGGTTCTTGGCACCCAGACCATCAAGGTCAAGTGTCACCGCACCCGTGTTCGTGGCGACAGGGACGAAACTGAGCGTCATGCCTGCCACGTAGGACGTGTACGGGGGCACAGAGGTGCCAATGAGCGCATTGGTGCCGGTGACAGTGATCAGGTTGTTGAAGACCGTGGGATCGTCAATCGCGGGGATGTTGTCGTACGTGCCGATCAGCACCCCGGTGGCCGTGTACAGGGCGAACTTGTAGGTCACGCCGCTGTTGAGCCAGATTTCAAAAGGTGTGCGGCCAGCCGAGTTCAGCACAATGGGGTTGGTGTTGGCCGATGCGCCCGAGTTGGTTGTCCAACTGGTGGCAGGTGTCGTGGTGCCTGCGGTGTACACGTACAACAGACCCCCGACCAACGGGGTGCCGTTGCTGTCGAAGAACTGAGCACCTGCGCCTGCGAATGCTGAAAGGTTATATGCCATGTGTCAATCCTAAATGATTTGACTTACTGTAAGAACTACACCGGGTGATGCTGGTTTAAGCGGGGACGTTGTAGCAGGAACAGTCTCAATTGAACTTGTGCCCAACGATGTTAACCAGTACAACTCAAGGTAATCACCGGGGCCATACGTTTCGTAAAAATTAACGGTCAGAATTGCAGCGCCGTCAATTGACGCATGTCTGCGGGGGACCGTAACCGTGCTTGCTGTGTTGGGTACATTTGCGCCATTTTTGCGAAGCCATACGTACACAGCATCTTCCGAAGTGCTGGGGTTCGTAAACTGAATGCTGAATGTGATTGTAGTCAACCCGTCAGCCGAAAACACAATGCGTGACGCAGGTGCGCCGATGCTTGCGTTTCGTGACGCAGACGTATTGTTAAACGTAATCGCTGTTGGGGTGTTGGCGGCGGCTGTCTGAGTGGTGGTGTCGTAAAACGAACCGTACGGCAAGTTGCGAAAATAGTTGACCAGATTTGTAAAAAACATGTACCAGGGGCGAGTGACGCCTCCGGTAGCAGGATCAACAATCGCCACCCTAGCGGGAGTCAGTGGGGTGATCTCAGGCATTGGTGCCGTCCATCAAGAGTTCAGCGCCCACGATCGCAACCTTCACGGGGTCAGTACCAGACACCTCGTACACTCGATCCCGCAGCTTGAGGGTCATACCCAGTCGCCGCCAGAACACCCGCTTGAAGTACTCCCCAATCTTACCCATTGAGGCCAAGTGATAGTTGGACCAAGTGTGGCCGCCATCGTCTGACCAGCGCAGCATGACCAGCGGGTCAACGCCCACCACGGGGCCACCGACCTCAATGTCAATCCCCGACTCAGTGCTGATGGGAATAAACGACTCAGTGATCAGCAAATCAGCTTCTGACCCGTTACCTGTGAGGCCGACACCGGTCTCACAGTCGAGTTGGAGCGTGTGCTGCACGGTGCGCTTGAGGTTGTTCTGACCCGTGGGCAGCGCACGCCATGATCGCAGCCACTTCTGGATACGGTCATGGTCCGAGTACTTCTCCATGTCGAATGCGTAGATGTTCCCGTTCTGGTAATCACCCACTGCGTTGACATTGTTGAAATACGTCTGACAGTTGCTGCGGTGGCGCGTGAATGCACCATTGATGAACCCAGCACGCTCATGCCACGCCTGCGTTGCCACATCGTAAACCCATGTGGCGTTGGCCGTGGGGAACGACAGCACATAGAACGAGTGGCCGTCTTGCTGGTAGGTGTAGGCCACAGCATCCGAGATGTCAGAATACTGCTGGATTTGCCACTCAACAGCGTGGGTGCTGACCCGAGTGCCCGAGTACCCGTTGGCCCGGTAAACGATGCCCTTACCTCGGCGGTCAGACCCAAGCCAGAACAGGCTGTTGTCCATCTTTGCCACCGAGAACGTGGCAGCGCACCCGATCTCGTTGAATGCGCCGTCAATCCGCTGGAGCGGGAAGTCTGCGGCACCCGAGTCGTACCAGACTTCAACCGAGTTGGTGCCAAACAGCCAGACTTGACCGTGGTCCACGATGGAGGACACCAGATTGTCGGGGTCTGCCTCGGCACTGGCGAAGTCCAAAGGATCGACCGACAGTGGGTCGTTGAGCGCAGTCACCCAGACCTTCTGGCTGCTTGGCTCAATGAACACAAAGTAGCCGTCCAAGAAGGATACGGTCAGAGCACCGGGGAAGTCGGGGTCGGTGACTTGAGCAAAGGCGTTGGTGATCGTGTTGTACACGTACATCGGGCCAGTGCAGGCCACGACAACCTGAGTCCCGTTGTCAGCCATTGACACCGGACTTGCGATGTCATTGACCACGCCCAACAGGGTCACGGTGTACGAGTCGTCTATCCGGTACAACGAGTTGCCGGACACCACGTACAGGTAAGCGCCCACGGTGCGGATGCCACGGATTGGGCCAGTGCCCACGGTGGTCAGGAGGCGCAAGCCTGGGGCACGTTGCAAGAACGCAGCCTCTTTCCCACCCTCGGGGACAATTTCTGGGAAAAGGTTGACCATCCGATTGGCAGCAGCGTTGACGCTGCGTGCCACGTAGGATGATCCGAGGATGGGTGTTTTCATTATGCTACGGGGTCATCTTTTGCATCGACTGCTTTGTCGAATTGCTTTTGGATTTCGGCATTGATGTGCTGGATGATAGGGGCCGATGTTTTAAACTTCATCAATACTCGCAGTCCAACACACCGTTCTAGTCGCAGTTGCAGACCAGTTTGTTGCGTCTGGCGAGTCAATTCTTGGCGTTATAGCCGCAAATGTAAGCGATTCAATAGACGCCATGCACAGTCTGTTACCTGCAACCGTTCCAACAGTTGTTGCTTGAGCAGATGGCGCTCTTGGGTATGCATACTTAAACGTAATTGCAGACCCAATGGTCGTATTGGTTTCGATTGTTGCGGTTAAGCTGACACGCCCCGTTTGTTTTTGCAAACGATGAGGGAAATTTGCATACGCATCGCCATCGGCATTGTGCAAATTGACGCCAGATGGGAACCCCGCAACGCCATCAACAATGATGAATTGGGAATCCGCAGTTCCGCTGTTGTTTTTTGTAAAAAGAACATTTCCAAATGTTGACGTAGAAAGAGCAGTAATCCCATCTATTTCAAAATTTATGGGTAGCGTAGAACCATTGTTTTTGAAAACAACAAAACTGGTATTTGCTCCAGCGTTGGGTACAAAAACACGGCAATTTTTCACAATAAAGGTTGTTGTTTCTGTTGTGTCCGATGTAACCGCGCTGTTGTTTCCACCAATATCAATAATACCTCGGTTAGTTGCAGAGGGGTCGTTTGAAACAAATAATGTGCATTTTTCAAGTGTAAAATAACCGCCTTTAATCTCGGCTGAATAAATGCATTGAAATGTTGAAATATCGCTGATTACGCAGTTGACGTATCGGTTGTTTTTACCCTGCCAAGTGGCCCCGCCGTAAATGCGGCAGTTTTCATAAACGCTATCTTCGGTGTTACCGTGAAAGTCGGCAGAAAACACCCCAGAGTTGATGTCGTTCTTGGTCGTCAGGCTGGTAAAACGCACATTGCGGCAAGGCACAGCGCCGACAACATCTGCACCGCCTGTTGTAATGGCGTGTCGTCGAGCGTAGTAATTGCCACCGATCACCTCAACATCTTGCGAATTGCTGACTGACAAACCGTAGTCATCGCCACCATCGCCTTTGTTGAACAAATTGAGATTGATTGCACTGGCTTTGTAACAGCGGTCCAATAAAACAACAGCGTTGCTCTCCAAGTACCCGCTGACATTTTCAACGACTGGCTGATTGCAGAGAGAAAT